GAAGGGCCGGAAGGGCCGGAAGGGCCGGAAGGGCCGGAAGGGCCGGAAGGGCCGGAAGGTCCAGATGGACCGGGGCCTGGAGCATTGGAACCACCATCATCTTCACCACTGAACCACCCCTGCTGCCAGCCGAGGATCAAAATCCCCCCGATTACGAGGGCAAAAAGTGCAATTAGCATAGGACCCTGATTGTTATTCATTTACTATATACACGATAAAAAAACTTATCAGACTAAGACTAAGACTTAAAGAATTTATATTATACTATATTTAATGGATACATGTCAAACTTGTACTGAAAATTTTAATAAAACCAGTCGACTTAAAGTTTCATGTCCTTTCTGTGCGTATGATGTATGTAAAACTTGTGCGCAAACTTATATCATATCCACCTCAAAGGATCCCCATTGTATGAACTGTAAACATGAACATAATAGGGAATTCGTAGATTCATTCTGTACCAAAAAGTTCAGAAATACGACCCTAAGAAGACATCGTGAGAACGTCTTATTCGAAAGAGAACAAGCACGTTTACCAGAAACACAACCATTTGTAGAAAGAGAATTAAAAATACGTAGTCTGAGAAAGACGTACCTCTATTTAATATATCTGTTAGAGAAAATCAAGAAAAATGGGAGTTTTAAAACGGAAGTTAGATCAACTCTTGTACAGATCATAAGACAGGAATTAATGCATCTGATAGATGCTGTACAGTATTATTCATCAGATGTTTCATTAAATAACACACATAAGATATACATTCAAAAATGTTTATCCGAAGAGTGTAGAGGATTTCTATCTGATGATTACACGTGTGGTGTATGTAAAACGCAATTTTGTGAGCATTGCCACGAAATTCTTGAACCTGGGCATATATGTGATAAAAACATGGTAAAAACAATTAAATTAATAAAACGAGACACGAAACCCTGTCCTAAGTGTAATACCATGATTCATAAAATAGACGGATGTGCACAAATGTGGTGTACCCAGTGTCATACTGCGTTCGATTGGAGAACTGGGTGTATAGAGACAGGTAGAATACATAATCCACATTACGTGGCATATTTTAAAAATAAATCCAGAGAACATGGTGATATTCCATGCGGTGGAAGACCTAATTACCATGAACTTAAACGAGCCAAAGCCCCTAAAGAATTATTGGAAACGTCTCTAGAACTTAATAGATTAGATCGTGAATTGATCATAAGATATGGATACATATACGACAATAACTTATATCTTCGAATGAGATACATATTAAACGAAATGACTGAAAATGAGTTCAAAAAAGAATTACAAAGACGAGATAAGTTTAACGATAAAATAACCGATATTCAAGACATATATAGAATGGTTATAGATACTGTTGGAGATTTACTTCGTCGGTACATGTTATACCCGGATGATGTAGAAGGTATTATTTACGAAATAACCAAGATATTTACATATGCAAACGAAATAATAGACAAAATACGCAGAAGGTACATATCCAAAATTCCATATAATATAATGTTGTCTTTTAATAAATGACAAAATTCATTTTGTTATTAATTTTGGTAGTTATACTTTTATTAATCATAATACCTAAATATAAAAATCCAGTCGTCATAAAGAATTTTATAAATAATGAGGAATGTGATGAAATAATAAAATTAGCCACACCAAGATTAAAAACTTCTACCGTGAGTACAAATAAAAATATAGATACATCCGTCAGAAAAAGCGATACAGCTTGGATTCGATATAAAGAAAGTCCAGTCGTAGACTCTATCATGCATAGATGTTTGGATATGGTAGGTAAAGGTATAGATAATTGTGAAAGTTTACAGATTGTAAAATACGAACCAGGTGGCTTTTATAAACCTCACCAAGATATTTTGGATGACGCAAAAACTAATCCAAGAGTGTACACTTTTATATTAGGTTTAAATGATGATTACGATGGTGGAAAAACAAACTTTCCTAATTTAAATAAAAAATACAAATTAACAAAAGGAGATCTATTACATTTCAATACTTTGAACATTTGGAATATGGAAACGAAATTTGCTCTTCATGGAGGTGAACCCGTTGACAAAGGAGAAAAATGGATATGTAATCTATGGGTTCATAAATATCCTGTAGTATAATATGCAATACGCACTCTTATGTAAACCCTATGCCATTTTAACACCAACACAAAATATAGTGAAAACACAAGAATGTCGTATAGTGCAAATTACACCAACAAACATTGAAAATAAATTTGAATTAGACATACTTGAAGCACCACCCATCATTGTTAATCAAGAAGACGATTAAGTTCATATATTTTTCCTAAGGTATAATAAGATGCCAACGGTTAAACAGCTTCAAAATACCAGGAAAAAATTAAAGAAGACCCCCAAACCTAAGGGAAATAGTCCACGGTTGCCAACAGCTTCTTTACTACGACTGATTGCTGCAGACCCTAAAATAGGTCGCGATAAGGATTTTATAAAACGGGCTCATGAGCTTGCGAAAAAATAATAATTCATCTAACATAAGTTAGATTTGTCTAAGCATTCCATACCTCGTCTTTGTAAATATAACTTCATCACATTCTCCACCATTAATGGTCATCCTAGGATCTCCACACATACTATTCTTACCCTTGAAACGTTCACACGCGTTGCGCGTTTTATTACAAATATTCATGTTAGGACTGTACCCCATAAATGTTTGTATTACATCTCCGTCAGGTCCGTACATGTCAACGGTCGCCTTAACACAGTAATCTCCATAATTGCATCCTTTATCTACAACGACGGGTGGTGGTGCATCATCCACCACAGCTCTAGTTTTAGTAAGCTTTCTCTTGATGGATGTAAATGGTGAAAGAATAAAACTTGCGATGGCTAACATTTAATATATTTTAATCAATATTTTTAAGTTGATTCACAATTAAAAATATCGGTAAATAGAAATGGACCGAGTGGAAAAATATTATCTCAGACAATCTGAAGGTGGATTTGCAACACCAGGGTTTATATGCAATAACAGAAAGTGCTTAGAAAATGACCCATTATTTAAAAATGGTGGTATTATAACTACCCCTCGAAAAAATAAAAAATCAAATTCCCCAAAAAGTAAAAAGCGTAAAAATGTAAAAAAGACTTCTAAAAAATAATTAAATTTCGATAAGTGTATGCTGACCAAAATAGTTTCTTTGAGCCATTAGGAAATTCATAGACGTACGCTTTTGGTGTACGAAATCATACTGCGTCAGCGCGGCTTGAACGGCTGGACACGGAATTCTAGACGATGCACATTGGATAGTAAACACTCGAGCATCCATCGACGTATCATCTAAAATTTTGAAACACTGCTTCTCAATCATGGGACAATCTATAATCGTACCAGATGACCAAGCCTTGCGGATGCAATTTTTAGAGACACCTGTTTCTGACATCAGATCGTATCCCTCTATAATAGACGATGCAAATACGAATCTCAAAGCATTTATAGCAGTGCTAACATCTCTAACTAGATCCTTGCTATTTATAGTATTAAAAGATCTAGAACCTTTACTTGTGATTCGAGCATTTAGAGCTGAGTTAATCATGGGTGTAGGAATATCATGTTTCAAACCAAAAGTAGAACACCAAGATCCTGTATTATTCATATCTGCGACGTCCGCAATTTTAGATATATCATACAACCGGGTAATATCACGAGCAGAATTTACAAGGAATCCATTGATATCAGTTCCTGAAGCTTCCGCCATGACTATTTCCATGACTTCACAGTCTTGACCACAATACGCGAAAATATCTGCTATACCTTGGAGCATACCATATTCTACACCATTATGAACCATCTTAGTGAAATGTCCTAGACCTGGATCATCCCCCATATAAGCTACATTCTTAGCGAAAGAACTAAAAAAATCGTGATGTTCAGAAAATACATCCCATTTACCACCTACCATCAAGGCTGGACCATTACGGGCACCATTTGCACCACCAGAAATTCCTACACCAAGATAATTTACATTTCGGCGTTCACAGCGAGCAGATCTATTTCTAGATACTTTGAAATGTTCATTAGCCAAATCTATGATAGTGTCTCCGGGTGATAGTATCGTCACGAGATCGTTTATAGAACTATCGGTTACCTTTCCATGGGGAAGTGCGGTCATAACAGTTCGGGGACGTTTCATAGAATCCACCATATCTAAAATGGTAGCGTGTCCATGAACGTTTGTAGTCTCGTTCACAAGTTCATACATTTTAGTATGAGTTCTGTTGAACACATGAATATCACGATTCTCTTGAATATTGAGACTGAGATTTTTACCAATTGGTCCTAGACCAACTATACCAACAGAAGACATTATAGGATATATTAATCCCAAATGTTTAAGTAGATATTTCTCCTCGGGCTAAGATTTTTTCACGATTTTTCATGTGCAGTTCCTTCACTTCGTCTTTATTCTGAGCAGCATATGGAACCGCATATCCATTTTCACAAAGCCATTTGTTCACATTGGTCCACACCCCATCTTCATAAACCCACACTTCGGCCAGTACACGTCCGAATTTACCCCTGGAATCAGCCTCCGGACAGCGAAGCTCGATCTCAATATCATCTTTATCAGATGCAACAGCTTTGAGGCACCATTCCTTGAGTTTCTTTTTGGAAAGAAGGCCGAATACCTTCTCTTCCTTATCAGACGTTCGAGATTCGGGTGTATCAATGCCTAATAGGCGGACCCTTTGTTTTGTACATACGTCGAATCCCAAATCTATAGCTACATCTATGGTATCTCCATCTACAACCTTTTCAAGGGCGGATACACGATATTTGTACGTACATTCTGGGATATTGTAAGAAGTCATTGTATTATATGTTGATATTTTAAAATACTTTCTTATACTAGATGATTTGTGTGGCTCAGTCGTCGAAGGATTTATATAGTCAGAGACTCGCTAAAACCCGTGCGAACGTATTAAATAGTCTCTACGGTAAAAAATCCGTGGTGGAGATTCCTCAGCAGAAAACTGTTAGTAAAAATGACAGACTTCGTTTGAGGTATAACGAAGCTATCAGGGATGCACTTGATATTTGTAAAAATAATAAGAACTCTAAAGAGTGTCATTCAGCGTGGTACGAGGTAGACGAACTTGAAGATGCTATGATGAGATATAATCTTAAAGACTAAGACGTATGAATATGTATGGAGGTAAACGTATATGATTTAGCTAATGAAATATACACGACCCTAGGCCCTGGATATAGCGAACGTGTATATCATAATGCGATGGAAGTTATACTACGTGAAAAAGGAATACATTACGAATCAGAAAGAATCATACCTATACTATTTAAAGGACATGTTATAGGAAATTTACGCGCAGATATAGTTATTAATCGTTCAATTATTTTAGAATTTAAAACTATAAAAAATTTAAATGAATCTACTGAAATACAAGCGCATAATTACCTTAATTTGACAGGTTTGGAAACAGCATACTTAATTAATTTTCCACCAACACTGAATGCACCTGTAGAAATTAAAAAAGTTATTACCAAGGAATGTTTTGAGGATTAAACCTGCATGAATTTTTTAAAAAAATAACAAACTCATTAAGATCCTTTTCTGTTTTTATTACATTTAAAACATGTTCTACAAACAGATTATACCGATAATGATTTCCATCATGAATTAATCTATCTTCCCGCAAGTTCATTGTATGTTTTCCTAGCCTTGTAGGCATGAGAATAATATTATTACTACAATTCATATCATAATTAAATTTTTTGATGGTTGGATGCATTCTAAATTGTTTAGGAATTACATGATGATCTTCAACCAACCCCTTGAGATTCCAACGTGTCTTGAAAAAATCCCTCGATACAGACCTGTATCTCATACTATAGTAAATCATTTTTACATACAAGATAATGCATGTAAAAATGATCCCAACGGGGCTCGAACCCGTGACCTTGGCGTGCCTTATGTGAATACAACTTCACTGTGTATACTTAGTATAAGCACCACGCTCTAACCAACTGAGCTATGGGATCACGGGTCATACAATGTGATCGTAAACCGACCTTTGCGTATAACCGTCGGTTCAATGAAGAGCCGAGCTATCTTGTCTTTTCCTCGCGTCGTACCTTTAAGTTCCTTTGTAGTTTTGTCCAGTGTAGCTTCTGATCTGAATACTTCAGTGTTACTCGTGTATGTTTCAACTCCATCTTTTGTAATCACCGTAATCACATTCGGGGGTGAAATCTGTGCACCTATAAAATCTGGTTGTCTGTACATTTTTTTAAACATGGTGTGCAAGATATATAACGCGGGTATTTTATTTTGATTCTGCTGTATCGTTGTCATCTTCAATACCAGCTACAGAACCGAAAGAGCCGATGTGTGCGTGAGTAGATTTGGTCATTGTATACTAAATCGTAGGAATATATTCCCACTTAAGTGTATTTGTTATCTTTTTCCAAATAACATCTTGAGCGTGAAGCTTTTCTTTCGATTTTAACAAGGGAAAGTATTTTAAGTACGAATCTTCACTAAGAAGTTCGCAAAATTTATACAACACATAACTATAGCTTAAGAAGTTTTTTCGTTCCGTGGGGCAATGTTCGTCGAATGGTTTTTGTATGTCTTTAAACATTATTCGTAATCGTTCTTCCAACTCTGCAGGCATTTTTGGTGGATCTATTCCACTCAAAATATTTGTTATGTATGGAACATGTTCGTAGAACTTATTCAGTTTAAGTTTCTTGAGAAGAGCCCTTACACGCGCATGAGTAATCTCGGTCAGAGATTTAATCTTCATCTTCTTAAATTCATTCCGAAGCTGCTGTATAACTTCTGGTGGAATGGTCGTCATTTCTTGCGCTTGAAACTGTGAGAGCCATTCGTTAAAGTGATTATCTCGTTTGTATGAATAATTAATAATCTTTTCAGAAGTTTCTTGTTCTTCCTTATAAGTAAGTTCTTCACTTATGAGTACATCTACCACAGTACCACATGAATCACATACAACATCAGCTGTATCACCAAAATGAAATAAATTACTTTCGCTACAGTGCGGACACTTTTCTATGGCTACTCGTTCTATGGGTCTATCTAAATTCATCTTTTCTACATCTATGAGATAGTCTGTGAAAATATCCTTTTTTTGAAGACCTGTTGTCTCTTTCACATTAAAAACATTATCCGTTTTTACTTCACCTATACTAGTGTCTGTATATTGTTTCATATAAGGCATACATCTAATCATATAATCAGACATCTCACTTTCATATATATGTTTGTTGTGTGGTTCATCTTCCATTTTTTGCATCCACTCACTTATTTTATTATTATATCGGCTTAAAAAATTACCCTCCATGTATGTTAATGGGTTTTATACATTCGTTTTTAATTAACGTAATTTACTTTTTTAAGACCATCATAAAGAAGTTAACATATGTTGATGATTTTACTATAGTAACCGAGTCTATAGAGTATGATGTTGATCACACCAAAAATAAAGATACTGATGAACCCTTTTGGATTAAAGAGAGAAAGGTTTGGGACTCTGGAATAGATGGATATTATGCAGATGTAGATATTGATGATGTCATAGATAACCCTCCAGAATGTGTCAAGAATATCTTAATACGTATAAAGTTTTGGTATAATAACAAAATCTATAAATTTCTTACACGAAATAAAGAATTTGATTGGCCACCTAAAAAGAAGCCAGGTGTATCATTTCATATTCCATTGAAAAGTGCCCTACTCATGGACGTATCTGGAAAACCTGTTAAAGATGTGCTAGGAAAGATAATTCGTTATGCAGGACCTTATAATGATTTTTATGGAAATGATATAAAAATCGAAGATATGTTCTGGTACAGCCGAGAAGTGTATAACGAATACCCCATTATTAAACTTACGAATATTTTGGGAATTGTTAAAAGTGTTAAAGTGTTAGAAGGAAAGATTACTGATCTTCAGATACCTTAGTTGCTAGGTAAAATTTCAAATCGCCTAAATTTGCGACGTTGTATTTTAGAATCAAAAATCGATTTTGTTCTTCTTGCATAATTTGAACAGTTGCACACATAGATGTAGCCTTTGTGAAAATATTCATATACCTCAATGAATATAATCCACACACTTCCGGAGAAGAATCGACACATTCAATCTCCGTCTCTTGATTTGCAAAATCACCCTTGCATGCCAGTTTTAGTTTATTTTCGTATCTTGTAATTTCAATTTCAGTACCTATGTTTGACATATCCCTGCATATGCGCTGAAAATCAACTGATGGCATGGGAGTGTTCGTAGTCATCGTCATTTCTGGAACTTCAATCTGATTTTCGTTTATGTCTAAGAGTTTGAGTTCAAACTTTGTACACGACTTTTTAGACTCGTTAAATATTTCTATGTTCATATATTCCTTGGAATTTATGCTTATGATGAGAACATCATTGTTAGTTATAGTTTTCAAAAGTTTGTATACATTTGACACATTTATACCAGTGTCAATCTCCGTTTCACACTCATACTCCTCGAAATTTTCAGCTGCTAAATGCATGTCTATTAGAGAAGTTCTTGCAGTGTCTAACGTCACTATATACATTCCATCGGGTTTAAAGTAGATGTTAACGTCATTAAGAATATCCTTTAATACTTCAAAAGTAGATTTGATCGCCGCCGCTTGAATAGTGACTAACTTCATTCTAAATAAATTTATTTTTAATTCTTTATATCAGTATACGCTCCAGATTTTACTTCTTTGCTGATTTTTTCCTGTAATTCCACAGTCATGGGAGGTTGTAAAGATTGTCCATAGCTATCCAAACTAAATAACGAATCTGTTCCTTCTCCATCGAGTGTGGTCATTCCACACGTTCCAAAGTCACAAGATTCAAGTTCCTGTACCGGAAGTAAAGATTCTAACCACGCTTTTATTTCAGCACCCACCAACATTTTCCCATTCTGGGTCAACATCGTGGGTACACGGGTGATCTTGTTTCTGAACCTAGGTGGTATACCTAAATTATTTATGTTGTGAAGATTGACAATTTGTTTTAAAGTCTCATGTTTGTTAATAAATTTTAATGTTTCCATGCTGTGTGAACAATTTGGGCTGAATATTAACAGGGACATTCTAAAATAATTTCGTAAAAAAAAGTTCAAAAATTTACACACTTTTTCTTACGTATATTATAAATGAGAGTGATTGTATTACTTTTCGTAGTATTACTCATTCTCATGTTATCCAGAGCAGAGCAATATGAAACTGCACAGAATCCTGGAGAAGAACCAAAACTTACTATGAAAGAATATATAGAGGATGAAAAAGCTAGTATAGATAAGGACTTACTTCAAAAGATTGTTCTCGAAACTAACAAATATATAACAGAGAAAACCGGAGAGTGCAATTATATTATTGAAACCACGGACATGAAGGTTTTTAGTCATAAGAGTAATAAGACAAAACTTTACAAGTGCACGTTCATGAGTGTCAGAGAAGGTGGATTTTCTTACGGTATGTCTTACACGGTTGAAGTCATAGTTGCGAATGGAGAAGTTAGTATCATAAATGCCAACACCCAACCTATGGATGTTAAACCTCCTGCTAATTCAACACCTTTTATGAAGGATATACAAGGACATAGATATATACCTTACGAAGAGATTCGGGATAGTGAGTTAGATTTATTAAAATTATAGTCATAACTAATTGTATGATCAGCGTAAATGATATATCAAAAGTCGTTGACAAAAGAAATCGTATCAAGAAAGAAACGTACATAAAATTGTACGAACAAGTGACTAGAAAAATTAAGCGTGCGGTTGAGATTAAACAATTATACGTCGACTTTGAAGTTCCCATGATGGTATTAGGATACCCAACATATGACAGGATAAAAGCGACGTCGTATATCAAACGTCAACTTGAATTAGGGGAATTTAATGTGGCAGTCATAGGAGAATTTTTACTTCGAATAACTTGGAAAATTAAGAAACAGCATACCGACAGGGAAAATGCAGAAGACACTACAGAATTTCCAACACTCGTGAATCTTAAGAAGTATGCGAATAAGTACAGGGGATTTGCGGGAAAAGGGTAATATTTAAAAATGGCTACATGTTAAATGGATAATCTTAACATTTTAGTAGAAGCGAAACGCGAATACCTCGACCAATTGTCCATTCTCATGTGTCCAGTCATGATCGATGTATTCGATGTCATGTATCAAGAAGCATATAAAATTTCAAAGGGTCGCAAGGTCCTTATCATGTTTCAAAAACTATTGAAAGATGTTCCAGAGTGGAATGAAACTATGGCTAAAGAACACACCGATAATATCGCCGATAGGTGTGCGTGGTTCAAGGATCTCGTAGCTGCGGTATTTGTTAGCTCTGTTAAAATCTTATCCGCTGTACGATTGAGTAAAGAAGTTAAGAAACTTTCTGTCAAGCTACCGTCGAACGAGGTTTTCATTCATTCTTGTTATAAGAACGCTGCCAAAGATTTATACAAAAATCCGTATGTTTTCAGTGAAAATCAATCTGAATATAATCGCAACGATGAATTATTTGAACGTTTTAAAATTTGCATTGAAGTCACAGTAAAAGAGCTCATTCCAGTTCAACAAATACTTCAAACATATATGACTACCACTGATGATATTATAGATCCCCAAGATGCAGATCTTGCAACTGATGATGTAGATGAATATGACGGAGAAGATCCACCGGCTCCACCAGAAGAACCTACCGGAGAATATAACCCTACTGGAGAAACTGAAGGAATGGTCGATGCACCCCCACTTGAACAGAATCCACCTATGGACGAAGAAGCACCACCACCTCCCCCACCACGACATTTTGAAAACGAATTTAGGACGATTCCACGAGTGCAACCAGGACAGCCACCCCCACCCCCACCCGATGATGAGGATTTGTTTCCAGATGCACCCGATTCAAGAATAAAAAATAGTAGGTATTAATATATGGATATAGACGAATATCTACGAGATCCCTTTGGAGCTAGTCTCGTTGCGGGTGCTTTAACTGCTGGTTACATCCACATGAAGGCTAAATTAAATAATGAAGGAACGCTAACCACGAGTGCATATGCTAAGCCAGCTGCACTGGTTATGATTTTAGTGTATTTTATAGTATCTAACGGTATAGGTAAACGTGAAACTATTTCTACTGATCCCTTTTGAATAACTTAAAGAATATCTACGTATCGTGTATATAATGACTTCGGTTACCGCCTTTAACGACATGATGGGCCAGTTCCTCACTGAACTTTACAAAACCTTCCCAGAAGAGAAGAGTATCAAGAAGTACATCGCAGCCTTCGAACTCATGCGTTCCACTAACGGAAAGCTGGTTGTAGAAGGATTTATGAACGGCGTTTCTCCTCATGTCGAGAAAGTAAACACCCGCGACGAAACATTTTTCCTCGAAAATGCGGATAATATTGAATTCCTCCGCGATATGAACATTAAGGCGTGTTGGCCAAAGGCCTCTGAAGGTACAAAGGCCGCCATCTGGCAGTACCTTCAAACTCTATACATGCTAGGTACGACTATTACTGCAATTCCCCCAGAGACACTCAGTATGATTGAAAATGTAGCTAAGCAGTGCGCTGACAAGCTTCAGACCGATGGTGAAGAGTTGGACGAGTCTCAGATTATGGCTTCTATGCAAGGTCTACTTGGGAATATGTTGAAAAAATAAAAGTTTTATATATAAATGGTGTCCGTCTTTAGTGATCCAAAACAATTAGTACGTCAAGATAAAATCACGGAATTTTGGCCAGTAAACACACAATCCTCAGCAGACCGAGTTAACGCGAGTGTGAGGTTTATAATTTACGCCACTTGCATTTTATACCTCATTCGCCGTGACATTCGGGTATTCGTTCTTGGTGCTACCGGTATTGGTGTCTTATATGCCATGGAACAAACTAACATGATTAAACATGGTTATGCGCGTGCGGCTAATGGTAATCCCGGGTGTCAGCTTCCCACTCCCGATAACCCTATGGCGAATGTTTTATTATCCGATTACGATGGTCGCCCCGATCGCCCATCCGCGTGTGATGTAGATAGCGTTTCTTCAGAAATAGATAAATATTTAACTGGTGATATTCAATACGGTCCCCAGAAATCTCGTTCCCCTTGGCCCGGTCGTCAAAGGAACGCTCTCGCGAGACAGTTTGTAACTTCACCAGTATCAGGAATCCCAGGCGATCAGACTGCGTACGCTGAATTTTTATACGGTAAGAAGGGTGCCCCTATGTGCAAAACTGACGGATTATTCTGTGATCCCAACGCTCGTGGTGTCCAATTAGAAGCTTTTGGTGGACGCGCTCTTCCATCTGGTCGTTTAGGTAATGGTGTAGCAGTTTCATAGATAATATTCTCATGTAATAATAAATGGCGTATCAACTCCAACCAGGATTAAGTCTTGTCCAAAATCCAGCACACCCTCCCGTATGTGCAACTGATGAAGTTTTTGTTTACCCTCAGCCCAGTACACTTAACTATGGTTCCAGTCGCCCAAATACTATGTTATACGGAACCGCCCCTTATATGGCTGGTAAAGGTGCTCCAGCCCAATTCATAGAAACTAGCGATCAATTACGTCCTCAATCCACCTCTACATTTAATACATCTATAGCTAAAACATACGAGAATCAATATTTCCCCATTCAAAATGTCGAATGCAAGCTTCCTCTTCGAACCATGACTTACGAGCCCGCTAGTACCCGTGCGGTGTCTCAAAATATTATGTTCAATCAGAGATATGCTAAATAAAAAATATCGATAACAATTAAGAATGGCGGACCCAGTATCTATAGCTGCTATAGCTGGATTAGCTTATTTAGGAAAGCGTTTAAGTGATAAACCCGAGGTCACACCACCAGTATCTGAACCAGTACAACCTATCCAGGATATAGTGGCTCCAAAAATTATGGATGATGCCTCCATCCGCACCCCACAGCGCAAGCTCGAACATCCCACATTTGCAGATATAGCTCCTCAATATAGGACCAGCGGAAGTGAGGTTTTAGAAATGCGAGATCGCATGTTTGATACAGGTCGCATGAACAATCTTTCTCCAGTAGAAAAGCAACTCGTAGGTCCAGGTCTAGGTGTTGGCGCAGAAGTTCCCGCATTTGGTGGACATCAACAGCTTTTCCGTGTGAATCCCGAAAATGTCGGCGCCTATCGTCTTACCACTCTACCTGGTAGGTCTGGTCCAGCGTTTGATATATCAGGCGGTCGTCGTGGTGTCATGGGTGAATTGGGTAATAATAGACCTGAAACTACTGCGATGTTAACTGGTCGTCGACCCCCAGTTGGTGGACGAGCACAGGGTATGTCAGGTGTAGTTGTACGTTCCGAGCATGAACACACTAAACGACCCACCAATCGTTCCGAGACTGGCTCTCGTACCGATGGACTTGGTTTCCGTGGAGCTAAGCGTCTTGTATCTGAACTCACCTCTTCTCAGGATCCCACTAGGAATAAGAAGGATGGCAACACTGAACAGTACGCCTACAATAACAACCCTGCACCCAATATTCATAAGTTCTCACATGGCTACCTCATGTCTCCTGGTTCTAAGATTGGTGAGAAACGTACGTATGCTTCTCCCCACACTGTCGAGGAACTTCAAAAGTATGGATTCCGACCCGACGATCGCAGAGGAAAGGCAAATCGCGCCGGCAATGCTGGTCGTATGAATGTTCGTGCCGGTCCTCTTAACCAAGGTGGTTTACCCACCGCCGCTAGGGATGATACTACTCGTGTAGACGGGCGTATTAACGGTATTAACGGTGGATGGACGCAACAGTACACCAACGATTCTTATCATAATTTCAATACGTACAAGGGAAATCAGAATCCATTGGCATCTGGCTCCAGTCTCGACATAGCAAAGAACCAACTGAAGAAGAACCCCATAGCTCAGCAATACTTTTAAATAGTAGATTGTAAAATAACACCCATTAAAATATTATCCATATATTTTAATGAGCGTATACACGTTAGATATAGATAGTAGTGAACGCGATCCAGTGACGTATCCAAATCCAGGAGACTACGTTGTCGAATTACGTCACCCTATTTACGATGTTAAGAAATTGTCTATAGTTTCTGCGCGTATTCACGCGAGTCAATTTTTAATCAACGATCGTAATAAAACGTTTGATTTTGTTGTTCACGGCGCACCAGATACAGTCGTGACCGTGACGCTAAGTACAGGTAATTATAGTGGCAGAACTTTAGCGGCCGAATTACAAACTAAAGTCAACGACGCACTAGGAGGAGCTTACATATCTTCTCCCATAACATTTACATACGACAAGGATAAGAATGAAATCGCCATAACATCTCTATCGTCAGCTGCACCCGCTGGGAGTGAATTTTCGTTTAAGTTTTATGATGGTACAAATGGGTATCATTCTTCAGTGGCTACGGAAGGGTATACAACTCCACATGATATACTTGGTTTACCTGCGAGTAACATAAGATCGAACACGACGGTTCCCCCAGAGGCACAGGGTCTTTTAATTACGGGAAGTCTTAATTTACAGGGTCCTGACGCCCTCGTTATAAAAATCAGCAACGGTGCTGATGAATTAAATAAAACCGTGTATTCTGATACACCTTTTTATACGGGACGTATTCTCATGTGTGGAGATGTAGTTAATTATTCTGGTGCTGACGATGCGGTAGAGCATAATTTTGACACGGGTACACAAAACATATCAAAATTACGTATTCAATTCTTCTATAGTAGTAATAATCGTCTAATTCCGTACGATTTTAGAAACGCTAATCATATACTAAAATTAAATATCGAATGTAGTACAGACAAATTATACACAACACCCAAGGTTGTGAAAGATTTCTCTTTACCACCACCTGTACGCATCCCTGAAATGGAAGATCCGGATAGGTGGAAAGGATATGTATACATTTTCCTGATAGTATTTATCGGTTTAGCGTTTATTTTACTCACTAGACCTAAAAAACTTAGCGAGTGATGGCGAAGACGGGAGCGGCGGGCTTCTTGACGCGAGTGGAGAAGCGAGAGATGAGGATGAAGACGAGCACAGAGAGGAGAGTGGTGAACAGCGCGGTGAGAGCGTAGTTAAGACCACCGTTCTTCTGGACACGTACGACCTGATGGATGGTCCAACGAACGAGGTCCATCCAAGAGAGGGCAGCCGCGAAGGAGAAGCCAGCGACGACAGCGTTGAGAGACTGAGTCTCGAGCTCACGAGAGATGGTAGCAAGAACCTCGGGGGTGATAGGGTTAGACATTTTATAATAAGTTAAGATTTTATTCTGGTAATAACTCTTCTACAAACACTAATTTTTTATATTTTTCTTTCCTGTACCCCTTAATTTTTTCACCCTCCTCTTCTTCGTCATCAGATTCTTCTTCGTCTGATAGACTAGATTCTGATGAGTCATCTACCGTCTTAAATGACTTATAATTTGTATCAGTCCACCCCTCTGGTAAATCAGAGGTGCTCATTATTATCTATAGCATTTTTTATCATCTTTTCCGACGGATTAGTTGGCTTCCACGATTCCCATGCATCATATGCATCGTTTATAGCGAGCATGTTCACATCACTGCCTGAATAAGGTTCAAACTGAATATCCTCTTCCACTTCATCTACGACTTCGATTTCTTCATCATCCGATTCCTCTTCGTCGTAAATGTCCGGGAAATAGGAACCTATCTTATTACCAACCGTATTCATAGCACAATATTTCATACAGTATTCCATATCCTTTCCTAAGATCGTGTCTCTACCACACGCTTTAGCATATTGACCTGAAAGTACCACCGCGTGTTCTAACACGGGTGTTATAATCTCAATTGCCGATTTTTCCAGAGTTGAAGCGAAGTTTTGCGACTCCATCTTTAAATTCTAGTATGTTATTGCTTAGCGCATAAACTCTAAGCTCTCTATCTTCTGACAAAGCGTTCAAGTCAAATTTGAAATTTTGATTATTAATCATGCTGAAATTTCTCTGGCCTGTCGGATACCATCTTTCTGGCTCTAATGCGAAACTATACGAATAAAATCGCCTGAATAATTGCGTTCGAGAATGATGAATACCACTTTGAACAGCTCGAAGGTTTATGAACTTGCCTGTATTTTCATTTAACACAGTTTCACCATCTAAAGTCATCTCCAAACTTCGTAAATTTTCATAGGAAATATACTCATCGTTTAAAATTTGACTCGGGTGATCATAATCAAATGGATTTGATACACTCTTTCGCTTTATGACAAAAAATAACTCTTTCACCGGATTTATAAATTCAGTTCTATGTTTAAAAGGATTTGTATTGGCTGGAATCGTATCTCTACTCACTTGAAGTTGTGTTATGATATGATTCACTTCTTCGGATTGGTATTTCACACGCTCTGGGATTCCAAGTTGTACCATTTCCGTTTGGAGGGACATGGAATTTATACCCACGTCATATATACCTGGAGATATTAGGTTTATAGTCCCTCTCATAGATGATGGATGCTGCGTGCAATAATACTCTAACGTGTCTGGTGCATCTAGTGGAACTGTAAAAGATGCAGGATCTGTTGCCGAACTTAAACCATTTATGTACTGTGTTACACCATCAGTTTCTCTTAACGCAAAAGGATGCCCAGTTTTATTATACGTAAAATTATACGTATTACCTTTTATCAATGTTAAGGTGGGATGTACAACACCGTCTATTATATATTGTGTCGTACCACTCTCAACAACATTAAATGTTGTATTATTTGGCGAAGCGTGCGTCGGTAAATCCGTTATACAATTTTCTCTATTATTCAATTTAATCTCTATTTCGCATTCCTGTTTAGTAAGTGCACATAGAGGAAGCGCCAATTCCGAATTATTATAAAAATAAAAGGGTATGTCGACTATACATTTTCGAGGAGTAGTTGCGTTTCCCAAATATCCTTCTATATTCACGCTACTTACATTCGTCCCTGAAAGTTCATCTGGACACTTACCTATTAATTTAGACAAATTCGTCTGTTTCGTTTGAGTTATATAATTTTCAGAATGTATTTGGAGCCAGTCTGCCGGTACTCTTTGTATAACCTGTCCTCCTATGATCAAATCAACATATTCAATTAATACATGACCTATAGATTCTATGTATGTATACGTCACCGGCGATGTAGTACCAAATGTAAGATGTGGAAGTTCGAATTGAACACTCACGTTTTTTATGAGATCACCACAATTGTTAGGAATTGTACATCTTAACGTACTCCCATATTCTAGGTTCCCATCTAAATCGTGTTTTACTTCGTATTTCGCGAAGTTTGTATGTTTCCTGAAATTTTTTATGAAGTGTGTGTATTCTGGATTTTCCGTGAAGAATATATCCTGAGTACCCTTCGTGGCGAGTTGCAATCGTCCCGCCATTCCTAATACTATACGTTAAAATTTTAAGCCCGCTAAACCACTTTCTATGTGAAGCACATTGTAATTTTGAGCATAGATAGATAAGTTAGTTTTGGACGTTGTTGAGACATCTTCCAGTTCAACATCTATCTTTTTATGTATTATACGACTCATGTTTAGTTGTCCCGTTGGGTAGTACATCTCAGGTTGAAGAGAAAAGGAGTACATATAAAATTCATACACGGGACTTGGACATCCTGTATGATGACGAAGTGATTGTTCGTATGCGAGATATTGTCCGTTTTGATCAAATATAGTTTCACCATTACATGCAAACTTTATATTTTTAATTAATCTATAATCAGAACGTTTACCTGTCAAGATTACGTTAGTCAAAGGTATCAAGGCTTGATCATTCGTTGTAGTATCCAGAAGACGATTTTCAAACACCACACATGTATACACCACAACCTTTCCATCTTGATTTCTAGCTAAACCAGAACCTGCAACTATGACATTTCCATCACTGGATATTGATACGTTTCGTCCCATCATATCACCACTTCCGTTGTATTCTCCTCCTTCGATAGTCGAAAATACCTGATTCCAAGCTCCACCAGTTTCTTCGTATACTTTTACGACACCCCTGTCATTACTCGCTGCCATTGGAGCACCAACTATAACGCGTTTACCATTAGATGATAATGATACACTAAACCCAAATATATCGTTTGAACTGTCTCCCTCTAAATCAGATCCAATTTGATTCCAGTTAGGTGGACTACCTGAATATTCATAAATACGAACGTATCCGCGACTCGTCGAATTAAGATATGCTCCCACAGCGACACGATTTCCGTTAGAAGATATGGAAGATGCGTATCCAAATCTATCACCACTAGCTTTTCCCGAAATTTGTGAACCCATGAAATACCAACCGTTGCCGACCGGCATCCCGTGTCCTTCGGATTCTATATAAATATTTACATAACCATTACCATTCTGATACTGATCAGCACCTACGACTAATCGTGTACCATCGGAATTCAGAGAAACGGACGAACCAAAATAGTCATTGGAATTCGGACCGAATATTTCGAGCAATTCTGTTCCAGAATCTATATCATAAACGCGAACATATCCTTGATTATTACCATAACTTGGCGCACCGGCCGCAACACGTTTACCATCTGATGATATAGAAATTACTTTCCCGAATTGATCAAGGGGTGGGGCGACGTGGCCGAACTTTTCAAGTATTTTGTTCCAAGTAGAGCCTGAATATTCATACACCTTTATCACGCAGGGTGCATTCCAAGCTGCACCCACGGCTACTCGCATACCATCCGAAGATATAGAGATTGATTGCCCAAACCTTTCGTTTGGAGCACCAGGAATCGATGATCCCACTTGAGTCCATTGACCGTCTATGTTATCATACACGCGCACTTCACCATCATTACTGTTGTGATTCATAGCTCCTACAGCTATACGTTTTCCATCTGCAGTCATAGAAACCGACGATCCAAATGATTCACCTCCTGTACCATTTAGATCGGTTCCTATTTGGTACCATTCTACTTGATATGGATTTTCAGTGTATTCTTCTTTCGCCATAAAAAACATCTCTTTGACTGGATTTTTAAATTTTAAAAGTGCGGATTTTTTTGATTCATTTGGTTTATATACCAATTTAGATACCTGTAATTGTGTAATTAAATATTCTATGGGTCTCGTAAGTAAAAAGTTTCGTTCATCTTCGGAAACAAAATAAAAATCGGTTATGATGGAAGCATTTTTTATACCTCCATCCGTAGTTCTTTTTCTCTTATTTATGGAATTTGACGCCGTGTAAGTAAAAGATATATCGTCATCTACATCTCTGAATTTTATATCTATTTCTACGAGTTGTTTAGTTATGGCGCACACGGGTATAGCTAAATTTGGATTTCTGAAGAAATAAAATGGGAGATGTACATATAATTCTGTACTTGGGTTAGATAATCTATTATGACCGGTTAAATAATATAATGTTGTGTCAGTTTCATCTGTGTTGTTATAAACTTGATTATACATGTATATAAAATCACCAGTAATACGTTCTATAGTTTGCCCTCCAATTTTCAGATCGGCATATTGAATAACGTGCGTACCTATAGACGTATTGTATAGATTAGAACTTCCTACGAGAGTATCCATTTCTAATTTAAGTACGGTACTTCTCACTAAATCCCCTACATTATTGGGTATACGGCATTTTAACAAGCTTCCTAGCTTTACATCACCAGAAAGAGGTATTTCTACCGCCTCTGTAGAAAATTGGCTATGTCTTTTGAATATAGATGTAAAATACGAAATCTCAGGAGCACCAGTAAGCCACTGGTCCTGTGCACCTGTGATGGCGAGTTGGAGTTTACCTGCCATTCTTACTAGATGTGAGTAAAATTTTATGAAATAAAACGGGGCAGTATTATAGATGGATCTACGATTACGTAAATTTAATCCAGCCACCATGGCGGATGATAAAGTATGTGTCTTTGTTGGTAAGCGTAATACTGGTAAATCTACACTCGTCACTGATATTTTGTGGCACAAGAAACATTTACCAGCTGGAATCGTGTTGTCCGCAACCGAAGAAGGTAATCACTATTATCAGCAATATGTTCCAGATCTTTTCATTTATGGAGATTATGACAGGGATGCCATAGAACGTGTTATGGAAAGACAGAGGAAACTCGTGGGTGCAGGTAAAACAAACTGTGGAGCTTTTCTCCTGTTAGATGATTGTATGTATGACAACAAGTTCATGCGCGACACCTGTATCAGACAGTGCTTTATGAACGGTCGCCATTGGAAAATTTTCTTTATGCTGACTATGCAATATTGTATGGATTTGCCTCCAGCGCTTCGTGCTAATGTGGATTATGTCTTTATTTTGCGAGAGAATATCATACAAAATCGTGAAAAGTTATATAAATCGTTTTTTGGGATTTTTCCAAATTTTGATATGTTTAATAAGGTCATGGATGCTTGTACTGAAAATTATGAATGCATTGTTTTGGATAACACCAGCAAGAGTAATCGTATAGAAGATTGTGTATTTTGGTATAAAGCAAAAATACGAAAAAATTTTAAAGTTGGGGCTCCAGAGTACTGGAATACACATAAGAAAATGTTCAATCCAAAGGGTGGAAGTGCATCCAATAATCTTAAACAGGCCAAAAAGAGTACTCCTCTAAAGATAACTAAAACCAGATGACCGCGAAAAATAAATTAACAGAAAACATTGTTCACTATTAAATGTCTGCCGATATTCCTACATTAAATTTATCTGACCCCACCGATGGAATGGTTCCTATAAATAACAGTAGCGCATCTTTCGTGGAAAAAATGCCCGAAAAAAATATACTACAAAATAAAGAAACCATGGATTCTACTCCAATCGCCGACATTATGGGACAGCCCCAGGATAATTTAGACGCGCCTATGATGGCTATGGACCCTCGTGTAGTCCAGCAGCAGATGATGGCTCAGCCCCCTGCCATGGTTTCCCAAACCGCCGGTAATGAGGGTTCCGACTCCAAAAAGAAGAACCCCTTAGATCTCAGTGATGATCAGATGCAGGCTCTCATCGTCGCGGCCTGCTGTGCCGCAGCCGTGAGCAAGCCCGTCCAAGATAAACTCGCCACCACTATTCCCCAATTTGTAAACGCACAGGGTAACCGAAGCTTTGTAGGGTTAGCCTCTACGGGTTTGGTCGCCGCTATAATTTTCTATTTCACGCGACGTTATTTTTAGAATCGAAGTACATCTCCACTCTGAGATACGTACGCAACTGTAGCACCAACTACCATAGCACCCGTTACCACCAACGTTGCTACGGCAGTATCCTTAGGATCTTTACCATACTCTTTCAGGTACCTTTTTAAATTAGTCCATTTTAAACCTTCAGTCAGGAGGATCATAAACAGGACAGAAAACGCCGAAACCATGAATACGGTTCCCGTTTTCGAACTCAAAAAAATGCTGTGATTACCAAGCCACCATATTATCATTGGTAAGATTACGGTTAACATGGACATGTTAGCCCAATATTTCCATTCTAGACGCATGAGAGGTATGCTGAATAATAAAAGCATCCATATAAGAACAGACATAGTAAATCTAGTTAATGGAACAGATACGGTAGTATCAACAACACTTGACATTTATAAGTATATGATATTATTTATCGATGACGTGCGATCCGCAAAATTCTTTCTGTTCTGATATTTTTGTGTATACCCCTATCTGAACAGCTATGTCAGTCAATTTCGAAAATTTGTTCCAAAATTCTTTGCTATGTGAATATTCATCCACTACACAATGTGAAAGTTCATGTAAGAGTACATGAAACATATCATTTGCCGTTCCATCCAGACACAACCCTATTTCAGATCCTTTATTAGTATTGTACCCTGGTGTATTACTACGTCTATGTTTTATGACGAGTGGTTTTGGTTGGTAAATTTTCCTAAAGTCTTCTTCGTGAGTGTTGATTAAATGTTCCCTGAGCTTTTTATATTTCATCTTCACTTCTATAACTCTCTCGTCTTCACGTATGTTTTTAACTATAATGACGCTGATCACTAATAGTAATACCACGGTCAGCATTTTTATATACAAATATAAATTTACTGTACAACTCTGATATTGGATGACCCTTTAAACCTTCCCATAATTCTAACGTAAATCCTTCATTTTCTAAATGTGAAATCAATAAATCTTTATGTGCAAGTGGTTCGGATTTGGGGCCGTCTGCATAATAAGGTGTATCAGCTAAATGTACAAAAAGTTTTTCACCGAAAGCACCATTACTAGTTTCTTGCATCTTAAAAAAATTTCCCAAATCATCTTGATACGGTGTTTTAAAAATTATGGCATGAGAATCTGGTATTATACCCATAAACTTTCCACCCGGTTTTAATCTTTTTTTAATTTCTCGCATGGTCGACAAAAATAATTCTTTTGACTGAAAAACATAATGAAGTGCAAAATTGTAACACACGATATCATGTTTTCTAACGGGTGTAGAATGTATGTCCCCCAAATAAAAATTAACACGTATTTTCATATTTTTCGCCCGTCTCTTCGCTTCTTGTAAAGCTTCTTCGTTAGGTTCACACATGTTTATGTTAGCACCAGCATTCTCCCACTTTTTTAAATCACCACCAAAACCACAACCAACATCCAATATACTATCACCCCTTCGTGTGACTCGTGTTATTAAATCTCTCTTCTCGTCGTTATGAAGACGACGAAGATTTTCCATGATAAATTATACATTTTTAGCTCTAAGTTGGATTACTTAAAGGTAAAACACCCAAATATAGTACAATGTCTCTCGAACAAGATTACACCACGGTACCTGGTCAACTGTTCGCATGCCTTAGTATTGTTGGACCTGAGTGCCCACAAAAAAACGAGAAGTTTGGAATTAAGATTCGGGGCGCCTTCAGTACCCGTGATGAGGCGGCGAATCATGCGAAGCGACTTCAGAAGGAGGATAGCACCTTTGACATTTACGTAGTTGATATGTATAAATGGCTTCTTATCCCACCTGATAATACTAAGATTGACGACGTACACTATACAAACGAGAAGCTCGAAGAGCTTATGTCTGGATATGCCGACAATCAAAAGATGGCCGCTAAGATGTTCAACGAGCGCAAGCGTGATATGATCGATAGGGGTAATGGTTTTGAAAAGCCTGGAGACGAGAACTCTCAGTATTATAACCGCCCGGATGAGGCACCTATCAGTCATCCAGCTGAGGTCATCGAGAAGCTTAAACTCGAGAAGCCCGATGCTCCTATGGAGGAGCTCGTCAAGGAGGCTGATGCTATTATCACCGAAGAGATAAAGCAGAGACAGAAAGAGAGGGAAGAGCGTCAGGCGATCCCTGAAGAGGCTGAGGCTGAGGCTGAGGCTGAGGCTGAGGCTGAGGCTGAGGCTGAGGCTGAGGCTGAGGCTGAGGCTGAGGCTGAGGCTGAGGCTGAGGCTGAGGCTGAGGCTGAGGCTGAGGCTGATAAGTCGAGCGCGTAATTAAAAAATAAAATTCAAAAAACATCTTATTAAAAAAAATCTCAGTTTTTAATAAGATGATTATCACGTATATTATATCATGCGTTATAATTTTATACTTATTGTACCTTTTTTTAAAGAGGAATGAAATTTTTTCAAATACATTAACAGACGTCGAAGTTTCGGCTCTTAGTGTATTTAGGGACACTGAAAAAGATACAACTGGAAGAAATCGTTATGTAGTACAGCCTAAGAAGTCTGAAGCTATTGGAGATTTTAGATCTGCGAACCTCCCTAAAGACCCGACATGGCTTACACCGGTCTGAGAACGATTGGTTGTTGAGTCTTTCCCATAAAAAATCCTAAAATAAAAGAAATAAATATAATAATGTACACATTCTTATCAAAAGATGCGAATAAATCTATTTTTTGAGGTTCATCCATTATAGGATAGGATGGTGGCATCATTACCGATGGTGGTGGTTGTTGTTGTGAATAAAAAAATTGAGGATCTATCTGACTGGAATCATTATCTTTGTCATCCATGTTGGGATTATATTCTATAGGATTGCCAATGTCTGTATCCATATCTGTATTAAAAATCTATTTTTTTAAGCTTCATATTCCTCATCACTTTCCTCGTCATCATCGACAACGAAGCCGGCTAAATTACCGTTTTCATCCGCATCTTCGTCGTCATCTGAACTAAAATCTTCATCGTCCGTCTCACACAAATCCGATTCATTTTCGTCATAATCTGAATCGTATTCCCCATCCGAAAAATCATCTTCTGGTGTTTCCGTTGGCTCTAAACGCTCGGGTTTTTTAGAAATGCGGCCTGAACGAGTTATTGTAGATGTCATTCGTAATTATACATTGCATAGTCTTTTTTAAATATATTTAGGTCTGAAAACAGTATTACGATTAATTGCTTCTTCAACAAGTAAACGTTCCATTTCCTTTAGTATTTTATTTCCTAAAGCGGCTATTTCATCCTGTATATCTGGATCTATATCTACGAAATATAAAGCAAGTTCGTTTAGATTTTTTACAGCGAGTTCTGTATATTCTCGAGCTTCAAATACTTGTTCCATATTATTTTTAGCCATATTCATGTTTGATAAAAATTCACCATATAAGTCAGGGTGTATACCAGAATATTTATGCGTCTCCTTTATCAAACTTTCGAGATACATAGGACTACTCTTAACTTTCGTTATGTTTGTGAGTATTATAAAAAACAATATCACGAATAACAGGAATATCATGTTATAACGCTCTTACTATTTTATCGAGAAGATTATGTGAGCGAGTTTTGCAATCACATAATTGTTCCATGATAGAATTTTGTTTTATCCTGAATTGTAATTTTTGTTTTTTACACCCCGAACAAGTTGCATTCGTTGTTATGATGTGCATTTTTTTAGTTTTTTTATTAATAGAAATAACTTTGGTTTCATCTTCTTTGATGATGTATTTTTTAATAAAATTAGTGAGCATGTCTACGAGAGATTCTCCGCTCGACTCAACTGTTTTGGGTACGGGTTGACAAAATGTATGAGGTTTATATCCGTTAGGATACATCGCTTTGTAAACCTTTTCCGGGAGTGTATGTCGTCTACCTCCAAAATTTTTACAATATCCATATTTCCTCCCTTTCATCGTTTCACACGTGCAGAAACATTTTTGATGAATCATATCACCTTCGATTAAAAACCATACATGATTAGATGCATGTGATCGACCCAAATTTTCACAATATTTTGATGTCGACGAAACGAGATATGTTTTTTCACGTTTATACACCTTGACAATTTCTGATTTTTCTTGACCATCTAAATTTTTACGAATAAATGAATTTATATGATCTATGGTTTCATAATCTGTAAAAATATCTTTAGTATCTTTAACATCAAATGATCCCTCTTCTCTCACGGAACCTTCTATGACGACATGATTTTTATTTTGTGTACGTAAAGTTGCCATATGTAAAAGTTCGACGCATGGATCTTGATCAAAAATATATTCTAATTTTTTAGATTCTTGTATGTATAACATGACAGGTTTATATTCACCTTGTGTGACTTTACCCTTCACACATCCTTCACACCCTTGTCCTTCACAGGCTTCGTGTTTTGCTTTTTTATGAGACCAAGGCATACGAAATCCACTTCCTTTCGTGTTCCTTTTACCATTTCCATACACCGCAGTATCTACAATGTCCTTCCACATTCTTCCCGGAAAAAGAATATCCAACGTCGACACTATATGCGAATGCAATGCCATGGCAGAACCGTGATCGACAACAAATTTAGGCCAATTTATATGAATACCATGTTTAATTTGATACCCAACTTCCTTCGGTTCGGCTACAGAAATTAAGGCATTTTTACCCCCAAAAAATGCGACACGATCACAGATAGCCCTAGAAACTTCTTTTAAATGTTCAAAAGTTAAGTGCTCATCACTCTTATAATCCAAATCCACGAAAAAATTATACGTATCTGTTTTTTGTTCCACGACGTAAATTTTTTCACCACTCTGTACAGCTTTTATGTACATCTCGTAAAATTCATTCAATTTATCAAACGGGACGGATAGTATTCCACCATCCATGAGCACGTGTGATAGATTGGATCCATTGCAAAATCCTTGTCGCCTACACCACGACTTAAACATACTTACGTTATAATATACTTAATTTTTTAATGTTCTTCTTCGTGCCATATCGATCGACGATACGACACGTCAATAAATTCTTCATCTTCGGTGAGAAGTTGTTTTTTTAAAACTAAAAGTTCGTATACGGTCTTAGTCTTAACTTCTTCTATATATTTCTCAGCTTTCTCTTCCATATACGATTTATGATCTATGAGTATGTCTTTGATTTGCTTGAGAATGTAGTTCTTAGACTTCATTATTTAATAGCAAATGATTTTCTATTGAGAGAAGACACGCACGTGTAAAATTCTGGATTACGTATGACATTTTTCACTATTCTATCCCATCTACGTCTCCCGTTGAATTCCTGTAAAGTATCAAAACTCATAAAATCATTTTCATCGTATGTACGTTTCATGTTTATCTTCTTTGTATGCATCTTGTGTTTTTCTTCGTTGAAACGTCGTATTAAATCCTGTTGTTCGACCCTGGAATAATTTACGAAAAATACGAAAACATTGTATTCTAAATCTACTGTAGGACTTTCTTTAATATTAAATGAATATTGTGTATATTCACCTCTTTTTAAAGATATAACTCCCCTCGTTTCTTCTTCTAATTCCCGTAAAGCTGTACGTAACGGGTTAAATATTTCTCTTCTTCGACACCCACCGGTGACGAAGATCCATTCTTTAAATCTTTTGTCTCTCACTGTTAAAAATCTTGGGGTGCCACCATGAAATGACACCAATATGGCGATAGCTTTGTGTTTCTTCATTGCTCATCGCACTCTATAATCTCCTGATAAGTTTATTCACTCGATTCCTCAACAGTAATTTTCTTGGGCTCTTCCTTACCGACGGGAGACGGCTTCTCTACGGGAGTTTTTACGAGCTGAATACGAGAAGGGCGCTCTACAATAACGGGGCGTTGCTTTTCATTAACGGTATTCTTAAACTCCTCCATATCTTGCCTGTTCTTTTTGAACTCGTTATAGATGTAAATGGTGGCAGCTACGCAGAGTACGGCGGCCACGAGAGTTGCGGTTTCGCGGTCAAATGCAAACATTATGGTAATTTAAAGTTTCTTTTTTTTAAGCACTAACAATCGCGCCCATAGCTACTTTATCATTCCTGGGGCATTCATATCCGTGCTGAGCAAACTGAATTTCATTATAATGTCCGTCTTTACACGGAGCGTTCTGTATGGGAATGTATTGATTAAGAGTTCCAGATTTAGGATCGTAGGTGATCATAAAAACGAAAGCCAATAGAAACAAAAAGACTAACATTTACTATTAATTAGGATTTAATTGCTGTATAATAAACCGGCCATACCGTTTTCTATACGTAAAATGTTATAGTTAACAGCGTATACATCCGTTCCAAAAGTTCCAGCATCAGTGAGAAGACGGGCGCTGTCTATACGACTGAAATTTAAGCTTCCCGTGGGCTGGAGCTTGGCGGTATCTAAGCAGAAGGGATAGAGGAAGTGGTGATCGACTTGGCTGTCGAGATTGTAAAAAGGGGTGTGGTAATAGAGAGAGGTTGTCGAGTAATTCGAAGCATGCTTGGCGTCTCCAACATCAGTACCGTTAATCTGAAGCTTGACATTACCGTCCTTGAAATTGAGACCACCGCCCGCGTTGTCATGCGCCGCCAAAAATTTAACGGGGTGATTAAAGGAAAGCTCCTGAATAGCGGTACCTGAAGCAATCATCTTTTGAGTTTGGGTTATGAGCATGTTTTGGGGAGTGCTCGCGAGAGTGGTACGCTCGTCAGTATCAAGGTAAATGAACTGAGCATGAACCTCATAATCGGTAGCTGCAGTGGTAGCCCACCTAATGCGAATCTCTACATCATGGTACTGTAAAGCAACTAAAGGAAGAGCGGACTGAGCATTTTCACAAAAAGTAAAATGAAGAGGGTAAAATCCCGACGCGTTCGCACTTGCGGCGGGAAGAGACTTAGAATATGTCTGCGCGAGCATCGCGGGGGCGATGTCTTGAGAGAACTCAGAGGTCTGAGTGTCAATAACCTGACCTCCCACTATTAATTCCACCTTCTCAATTTCCGCTCTCCAATTAGAACGAGCTACATTACGTTTGACACGGTTAGTTATGTAAACGTATCCGAGAAGATCACCCTTACGTTCAAATCGAACAGTTGACATACCACCATTGGTGGGGTTGCCCTGGATAACCTGTTTCTCAACAGTTTGGGCGAAGTTTGTATGACGTTTATAGTTAGACCTAAAAAATGAAACTTCTGGTCGGCCTACGATGTGGGCATCTTGGGCACCAATGGCAACTAATTGGGCAATTCCACCTGACATGTTTTATATTATACTACGTTTTTATTTTTTTAAGCTCAGAACAATGGGACATGAGGGTGAAGGGACTCTGTAAGAAGAAGCGACATAATACCAACCATGGCGAGTCGACCATTAACTAGCTCGGTTTCGGGCTTCCAGAATCCCTGAACGTATCCCTCATCCTTAGGGTTTGCTGCTGTACCGAGGAAGGCGAGCGCCGCGACGGCGACGGAGAGACCGATATTCTCTTGGAACTGCGTGCTGATGGAGTGTCCTGTCATGACCTCATCGATGACGGCAGAGGTAAAACCGATCATGGCTGCTCGACCATTTACACGCTCCGCGACGGAAAGAAAGTCGTTAGGACGATCAACGCTGGTGAGTGGTGGAGTGCGAGATGCAACAGTCTTAGACTTAGACTTGATCTTGGATGGAGTGTTTACGGAAACGATAGGCCTGAGAGCGGCAACACAAGACATTTTGTACTTTTTAGATGCACTTTTTCTTTAAATTACTAGATTTTCAAGATCTCCGACGCGCTTTACGAGGGATGCCACTAATAATTCCATCGTGGCAACTTTTTTCTTTTCTGATTGGAGTTCGGCTTGGGTTTTTTCCAGTTTGGTTTTGCCAGGAACTATTTTAACTCGTGGCGGCGGCTCTGGCCACTCTGGATTAGTTGGGTCATCGGTATTCGCGGGTAAATCCCTGAGCGCCTGCCGGTACGCGACCCATTCCTCTTCATTTTCCAGGGTGATATCACTACCTTGGGTCCAATCCGTGGTTCTCAAAAGGTAATTCCTAGTACTTCTCAGTTGGTCGGTCGTGGTATCCATATTAGTATGGGAACTTATATTTTTTATTCCTCTCGGCCGCCGATAAAATCGGAGACGCCAAGACTATTTCCGCCCTCGTACCACAAATTGTCTGTCCGTCGCCAATCAAACACTGCACTTCCT